TGTTAATACCACAGACCTGTTTTTAGGGCTTCCACGCACTTCGAATACACATCTAAATACTTCACGCCCGATAACCTTGCGCACTACTAGCGTAAATAAGCCTGTCTTAGATACTTTGCCTTGTTTTATTCGATCATACTCAGCCAGAACAATGCCTACCTGTTCAAAATCTTTAGGTAACACCGGGCGCTGCCCCTTACCATCGAACTTATGATGGTTATCAATATGCGGGACTGTATCGGCCGGCAATAAAACAAGAAAACCCTTCGTATCAATTTCTGTTTCAGCCAGGATAGCCTCGCTATTCTCGACAAATCCTAACCATAAGTTTTCTGTCATATTGCGGTTATCCAGAGCACGCTGAGCAAATCCGGCAATATCATCATGCGCATTAATATAGCGGTTGACATCTCGGCTTAAGGCTTTAGTAATCGCAGGCTTATAGTTAATCAACTTGTCTTGCACCAGTGTGCGCAGCCCTGTGTCAACTCCCGCTCCCGGGGCGTAGTCCCACCCGTAATCCACACCCTTGGGCAAGGTATGCACTACGCCGTTCCGGTCGGTCTTTTCATAAGTTCCGTCATCCGGTGCTGGATGGCCCTTGTACTCGGTGGCTCGCACTGCCGCTATCCGGCCCCGACAACCAAAGCCGTTCGGGCAAAAGTGGGATTGCCACCAGGGGTCATCATATTTCAATACCGTGCCGTTCCAGCTTTGATGTAACGGTCTGGGGTGCGCCACCGTGTCATTGTGGATATACTTCCAGTAAGGCCGCGACTGTAACAACTCGGGGTCGGTCAATTGTGCATAACGCCCGGCGGCATAACTGGCACGCATATTGGTGCTGTAAATCACCCGCGCCCGCCAGTCCCGTCCCGCTGCGGTATCGCTACCCGTCCAGCCTTCCCAGCCGTTCTTTTTTACGATACGTTCAAATTCTTGCTTAAACCAGCCAATCGACTTGCCGTCAGCGACTGCTTTGTTAATCGCACCGTGAAAATCCGCCAACAAATCAGCCTTGGCGGCACCCGCGACCATAAACGCCCGGTCATGCGCACTGTTAAGAATATCGTCCCAATGCTGGGTAGGCAGGTTCAGCTTTTGCTTTAAAAAATCGACCTGCTCCTGGAACGGCCGGTTAAACTTGCCGTCGCCCCGCGCGTTAAATGCCAGTTGGGTAGGCGATAGATTTAGCGGCATTTTTTACCTAAATTAAATTTTAAGCGAATCCACAAAGCATCAACTGCATAAATTTTATTGCAGTGATGAGGCACTTGATTTATTCCAATGCCATAAATAGGCATCTTACTAACCCAAATAATCAGCCAGGTAAACGGCCACCAATAACAACCTCTAGTCATTTTCATTACTCACATCAAAGCGCCCCGATAAATCCGAACAAGCAAACGCCAGCGCCATTACCTTGACCAGCTCCGTACTGTCCAGATCCCCGTAACTGTTCAATAAGTCATCACGCAGACTGTCCAGACTATCAGCTGTATCAACCTTGCTACGAATAGTTTCCACCCAGCTTTTCAGCACCGGCGCTGCCTGTTGCGCCAGTAAATCAGCCTGCGCACTTACGGGCGATGGATCAACTTCCGGGGCGACTTCAGCAAATTGGGCATTAACAGCCGGGTCGGTGACGGCCGGTACCGTATCCGCGTTACTGCTTGCTACCGGCACTACGGGTACAGGCTGCACTTCGGTGTACTCACCCTCATATTTTTCGGTAATGTATTTTAGGGTGGGTCGATAGCCCATATCAAAAATCAGCTTATCTTTGTCGGCACAGGCTTTTAAATCCTCCGGCAACTCGGTTTTTCGCCAGACTTTAGGGGGCGCGACACTATCACCATCATTGTAAATAGTCAGCCAACGGGCAACGGTACGGTTAAAGCTGCCGCAGACCAGATCAGCATCCGCCTTGATTAAATCCTCGCGGACCCCGTCAGCGCCCGACTGCCCGCCCAATTTTCCGGGCGTTTCATCAGCAGCGGCTGAATGCCCAAGATAGACCTTGCTGATTGCCGCATTCATCCGATCCACCAGCGCCGTATAATCAGCGGTGCCTGAGCGGGTCGCTTCCAGTAACTCAATCTCCATGCCTTCCGGGATACGGATAGCGGTACTGGACTGAATTGCACTCAAAGCCTGCAATAACTTGTTTTTTTCAGGATCAGTCGAACCTGCCGGGTACTTGCCCAGTGCCGTGGGCTGGCCAAATTTCTCCAAAAACAATAGCCAGAACTTAATGCCGTTCTTTTTAAACCATACCGGCCAATACAAATAATGTCCGAGCCCCAAACCATACGGCTCGTCATCATGGTCAGCGCCGCAACTAAAGGCCCAAAACTTGGCAGGCGGCAAGGCTTCCCCGCCAGCATACTCGCCCAGGGTTTTCAGGCGCAATTCACCGGATGGCAAAAAGCCAAAGCGGTGCCGGTTGCGTACCTTGATGTCACTGAGGGTAATTTCAACGCCATCAGTCGCCCACAGCAGCTCAGAGACGGCATAACCATACAGTACCGCCGATAACATCTTCTGGGTTTTATCATCCCAGGACAAGCGCTCTAATAGCTGTTGCAGACGATCAGCAGCTTTTCTGGCTTTGCGGCTACTGTCACCCGGTATCACGCTCCACTCTTTGGCAATCAAGGCTAGTTCGCGCTGTTGTCGACAGGTTTTCACCTGATCATCACGCGCCAGTTCTTCATAAATTAAGGCATTTGCACCGCCCTGGCTCCGCAAGACGGTATCCCCTGACTGCATAATCAGCCCTTCCGGCAAATACCCGCGCGTTACATCGCGGCCCATACCGGTGACGGCAATCTCGTTCAGGTTCGGCTTAACACCTAAATTTTCGGCATATTGCGCCTCACTGAGGATAATGCCGCTGTCACGCTGTCTGTAGTTTGTCATGCTAATATCCAAAAGAATCAGAACCACCTGCCACGGCACCAAAGCCCTGGTCGGTATAGATGGGTGTAGCGCCATAGGCGAGGGTTGAACGTTGACCACTGGCGCCAAACTCCATCAGGGTTACCTCGGTCAAGCTGGCAAAATAGGCCAGTGCTTTCGAGATCGCGCTGTCACCATGGCGTTGATTGGGACCGGTTTCGGTCTTGGTTTTGGGCAAGCGGATAATGCCGTTAATCACCTGCAAGGCGCGTAGATCGTTCATTTGGTCGGCATCGGCCGGAATCGTCAGCTTGCCATCTTCAAAAGCCGCTTTCAGCTTGGGCATGTTTTCCAGATACCAGCTTTCCGACAATTTGATTTCCTGAATACGCCCGGAACCATAACGGTGCCGTGCCTGCTCGGCCAGATACATGCCGTTACCGCCCGCATCCAAGGCACCACCGATTAATTTAGGCAAGCGGTCAACGATATAAAACAATACCTGCTCTTGCTGCTTAAAGGGGATGTTGCGCAGCTCCACGCTAAACGGCACCGTTCTATCCAGATTCTGCTCGATAGTCATCGGATCAATCACCGTTAAATCACCCAAGCGCCCAAAATCCTCACCAAAGGCGTGCATCAGCTTGGGGTTAAGCTTATTCAGTTCCGGCAACAGGTGCTCGTCGCACCAATCCTTAATCTCGGCCTGGCGTAAGTGTTCGGGCCATTCGTTAAAGGAGTTGTCTTTGGTCAAGCGAATAACGGGGTAACGTTTATCCATCCGCGCTTCAATCAGTACCCGACTTAAAGCGGCACCACCAGACTGACTGGGTACACAAAAGTACTCTTCGTCAGCCGCTTCCTTGCTGGGCGCATTGGCAATGGTCTTGGTGCGCCATGCCAGCTCGGCGGTCGGGCTCCAGACTTGACCGGTGACATAACAAATGCGTTTAAAGACGCCATCGGCCAGCGCATCATCCAGGGTAATCCGGTGCACGCTATAGGGTTTTCGCCCCGCGCGGGCATCGTCAACATACTGGTTATATTCATTGTCAACGCCGTTATGGGTGCTGATAATCCGCACCCGTGCGCCCCACATGGTCAAGGCCATGGCAGCTTTTAACAAGCCGTGCAGTGAATCATGAAAGGCCGCCTCATCAATGACGACATCGCCCTGCATCCCTCTTAAATTCGAGGGGCGCGACGACAACGCGGTAATTTTAAAACCCGAGTTCGGGAAGCGAATGGTATAAGCGAGGATTTCCTTACTACCTTCTTCGTCTTTAAACAAGGACTGGTCCACGCTGCCTGCCAGCTGGTTGAATGCCTTGGCAAACAACGCACAGGCGGCAATATACTCCAAAGCCATCTCTTGACGACTACCCACATAATAGACATTGCGGCCTCCGCGTTTTTTAGGTTTTGAAGCAGTGATAACGTTGCAGGCGGCTTCCGCCCAGGTTAAGCCGGTACGCCGCGACTTTTCGGCAATCTTGACTTCCGACTCATCTTCAAACCAGCGCGCCTGATAGCCCAACAAGACCGGCTCATTGGCGGGGAAGTAGTCACCGGTTTGTAGTTCTTCAACCAGCTCGACAAGGACTGAAGCAACCGTGTTACTCATCACTTACCCAGTAAAATACGTTTAATGGATGCTTCCAGCTCAATACTAATGCCATCGCTTTTAAGTCCTGCTGTTAACTCTTCGGCGGCTTCGGCACGGGCTTCCTGCTTAATTCTGGCGTCGCGCTTTAGTTGTACCTCTTTTTGCAAGGTGCTGGCGCGAGCCACATCTAATAC